ATTCGGCGCTTATATACAATCTCATGGAAGCTCCAACCGTAAGGCAGGAATGACAGGATTTCCGAAATGGTGTCTGTCCATGTGGCCTGCATATCGTCCATACAGCTTTCAACAAACTCTGCAGCTTCCTTATCCTTGGCACCATTGCCTCCCGGTTCCACATGCCACTCGACCTGCCGGATCATCATCTTGATTGCGAAAAGAATAGCTCCAACGGTATCGTCATTCTTTTCCATTTCCTGAAACACCTTTATACCACGCATTCCGGACAGTTCCGGAAGAAATTCCTCGTAAAACTGTCCTTCCCAGCGTTTCTGTCCAATCCGTCCATACTCTTTCATCTTCATCACCCCTCTTTCCGGCTATATCAGCCCCAGTAATTGTCTTTGGTCAGCTCCTGTAATTCTTTGACTCCAGGTGCTGTGCCTGTGTGTTTCTTGATCTTTCCGAGATACAATGCCAAAGCAAGAGCATCTGCTCGGTCGGGGGAATCCAGCCCCCTTTTCTTCATTTCTTTTTTTGATTCGATTTCAAGCTTTCCGTTACTCGTCATTGTATATTTTCTGGAGGAAAGCTGGCCGATCGTCTGCTCATCGTCCTCAATTACAATTTGCTTGTTATCCAGAAGATCTCGCATGCTAGCCCACATGGCGGTGGTCAGGTTATTGTACTTTTCAGCTGCATCTTTACCTGCTGCCGTATCGGTCTCAATCTTTTCTGCTGCATTTATCGGAATAATCTGCATCTTATACAGTTTCTGTTCTTTCCGAACTTCCTTCAGACGGTCAGTAACACCTCCACCAAGACCGGTGTCATCAATCTGTACATACACCTTGCCTTCATACTTTGAATACTCCCTGTATATCTTTTTGAATTCCTTTACGATGTCACCTACAGTGGCCATCAGGTTCTGTCCTCGCCTGTTTCGGACTATTTTGCAATGACCATGATAATTACGATATATGATCGTTTCATCATCTCCGAAACGGGCCACATCTACCCCCAGTGATACAAACTGCATCCCAGCTGAATCATCAAGTTCTAGCAATTTACTGCTGCACTGCTCGATCAGGCTTAACGGAATAAATACATCATCTTCCTGATTCGGAAATTCTCCACGGACACGGACACGGACTACGTTTGAATCCCATCCATACTTCCTTATGAGCGAATCAATATTTTCTTTGTTTGTTCTACTGCTGTCTGCAGATGATACAGTGTGGCATTTATACAGTGCCCTGTCTCTGGTATGCGAATCATAGAATGTTCCAGATGTTCGTGTTGGGTTTCCGCACAGAAGAAGTTTATTATTTGATCCGGATAAGGTACCAAGGATAGCCTCCATGATCGGATCCGCAACGCCGGAAGCTTCATCAACGATAAAAAGCATATTATCTTCATGGAAGCCTTGCATATTCTCTGGCTTTGTAGCAGTCCTAGCAACACCAAACCAACGCTTTTCATTGCCAACCATATAAACATAGGTCTTTGTCCATTTCAGAAGCATAGAGAGCAACTCAGACTTGCTCATCCACTTAGAAATCTCAGACCAGAGGACATCGTGCAACTGCTGTTTGGTTGGTGCTGTCGCAACGATTCTTGGATATGGGAAACAGGTAATAAACCACAGGAACACTGCTGCCTCAAGACCAGTCTTTCCTACACCCTGTCCAGATTTAATACTGACCTTCGGGTTTGCCGCCAAATCTCTTGCAGCTTCCGCCTGCCATTCATCAGGTTCAAAGTTGAGCACCTCCCGGAAGAACATAACCGGATCATTTCGCCACAGCGGTATGCTTTCATCAAGGAATTCAGAGAACTGAATATCATCCATCTTTGTTCTCTCCTTCCCTTGCTTTCACCACAGCTTCGGCCCATGCACGAACAACCTCATTGCCCTTGCTTTCTCCGGCAATCTTCTGCTTTTCAAGTCTCAGCTTCGCAAGTGCTTCAATAGCCTTTGTCTTCTTTGACTGTACAGTTGACAGCTCTTTTTCAAGTCTGGCGATCATATTGTCCTTGTTTTCCATCGTGGTTTGCATGTTATACATATCTCCCGGCAGACGTTCTTCAGCAGATATTTTCTTCTCTATGCGTTCTTCATAGAGCTGCTTGTCCTCTTCTGTTTTGAATGTCCTTTTGCTTTCGCTTCGGTTGAATCCATACAGGGATACTTCACCTTTCATGTTCCGGTATTTATTGATTGCAATCATAATCCTTCTTTCCCTCACGGCAAAGAGCTGAATCTGTTCGATCAGAAGCATTTCTTCATCCATCGGGATATCTTCGATCATATCTTTTTCAGACTCATCAAGGACATCCCAATATACAGAGGAATATGCTCCGTGTTTCTCTGCAATCTTATCTCCCGGTTTCAGTGGACCGCCCTTATTTCCAACTGCATTTCTGTTCCCAGGCTGTCCACCTTTATGGCGAGCGTTCGCTTTTTTCTTTTGCGAACGTTCGTTTTTCTTTCCTTTTGTCTTTCCGTCCCAATTCTGTGTTGATTTCCACCGCCGAACTGTGCTGGCCGGGACGTCCAACTTCTTGGCAATGTCAACAAGTTTCATCCCGTTCTTATACATTTCCTCAGCTTCAATGCTGTTGGGACTTCTTGCCCTTGCCAATGGACACCCCTCCCCTCCATCATCTTATTTCGGCATATGCAAAAGGGAGAGGTTGCACTCCCTCTCCCTGCTTTCTGTTCTATATGTCGTAGAACAATATTAAATTTTTGTAATAAATTCAGCTTTTGAATAGCCCGTCACCCCTTTTGTCATCATCTTCAAGAAGTCTTCTTTTGAAAAATCTGACAATCGGAAGATCTCCTCCGGTCTCATTCCAAGCTGTTTTCCGATTTCTTCAACTGTTTTGCCTTCGTCCATGAGTTCTTTAACAATTTTCTTCATAGGTTCGAGCAAATGGGTGCCTCTTGCCCTATTATGGGTAACGGTACCGTAAATATTTTTCGCTTTATCTTTATGATCAACAATCACTACAAGCACTTTTCCCTCAAGACGTTCGTATAATGTCCTGCGATCATCTTCTTCCGAAGGAGGAACGTACTTCCAGTCAGGTCCTGCAACCGTCCATCTGTGGAATCCATCAATAATAGTACCGTCTGGTCTTACCACAATTGGCAGCGTCCATCCGTTTGTAAAGATAGACTGTGTGAGCAGTTCCAGATTTTGTCTCGAAACTTTGTTCGGGTTGTAATCATTTGGTTTGATCTTATTCCTATCTACCCAATGCATGGTCCTAGATGGTGCTGACAGCTTATTGTCCATGGTGTTCTCCTTTCTTCGCATCGTTGATATAACGTCCATATACTCTCTGGTACAGTGCCCGGAATGCCCTCATTTTGGGATCTCCGGATATCAGTCCTTCGTATATGTGCTTGCAATCGGCCGATGTAGCTATTGCTGATACCGCCATAAAGAAATTGCGGTATCGTTCTGCCACATGCCTTTTATGCGGAGTGTCGAAAAAAACGTCCATGTGATTAAAAAGATGTATCAGCTCCTGCCGATAATCTCTCTGCTCCTGTCCCTCTTCCGCCTCTTTCCTTTTTCTGGAACTTCTGCCGAACATCTCGCTGTCCCAATACAGGGCAGCCAGATAAGCGTTCGGTTCTCTTCTGATGATCCGTTCCATAAGATCTGGATAATACTCATTCATCTTCACAAGGCTTCTTGCTGTATCAACAGAAAAGAACTGGGATACTCGCATCTGCCTTTTACTGGATCCTGACTGCCAGAGGAACAAATATATCTCCGGGATATCTACATGATTTCTCAGAAGGAAGAGCCAGACATCATTGTCCGTCCAATCATAAATGGGAAATACCTGCTTCTTTGCAGTCATTTTGTTTCCTGCTTTTGTCATAGACGCAATATTCTGAAGCCTCTGTACAGATTCCGCTGTACGGATACCGACCATTGTAATTCCTGATACGGTTGTCCTTGGCAGGAAATCCTGATAAGCATCAATCCTTGGACGTAACAGTTTATGGTTCCTTATCGCAAAGGAAGGCGGCTGTCTTACCCATACGTCTTGTTTTGCGGAATCCCAGCAGATAAATGTTTCATCATTTGACAGTTCATTGAAGCAGTTAAAATGTTTTACTTCTACGCAATACCATTCAAACTTTGCTCCCATCATCATGAAGATGCGCCGCCACTTCTTTGTCATATCCTCCATGCAAGGAAAGATTGCTTCTTCATCTATAAACTGCACTGTAAGTTGTTTCATGTCAATCTCACCTCGATTGGCCAGATTGACCATCAGCTGCGCCACGCATAAGCTGTCCTTTCCCCCACTGAAAGAAAAGAACACTGGTAGCCCGTTTCCGAACACGTTTTTTATCCGGATCTCTGCAGCTTTCACAACATCGATATTGGCTTCACAACGTTTTACAGCCATATCTTTTCACCGCAGTTCGGGCAGATAACAAACTTCCGGGTTTCTGTTATTTCCGGTTCTGTTTCAGTGGTATTCTGCCTTTCCGACGATTGGTTGTCTGAAGTGTTCGGATTTTCCGAACTGTTCTCTGAATTATTGTCAGATATTTCCGCTGCTGCCGCTTTCTGCTCCCGTTTCTCATTGGCTTCCTTTATCTTCTGGATCTCTGATTCGTCCAATGTTCCATATTCAGAGATTTTCTCAGTTACTTCGTCTGCATCCGCGACCATCTGCTGTAATATTTCTTCATCGTATCCCGGAATGTCCAGATCGCCCTGCAATTCCTCAAGAAACTCATTCAGTGTATCCAGATTATCAATTCCAAGAGCATAAGTCTTATTGTCGGCTATCATAAGCTTCTTTTTATCATTTTCAGAAAGTTCCGTTTTTACATATACGGATGCCTCCTGATAACCAAGGCTCACCATAGCCTCATATAAGCCGTTCCCGATCAGAATCACATTATTTTCATCCACAACAAGGGCTCTGGTCTGTCCAAACTTCTCAAGGGAGCGTTTCAGTTCCCTGATCTGCTGTTCAGAATGAATTCTGACATTTTTCTCTGGATGTTTAAGATCATCCAGTCTCTTTTTAATAACCTTCATTTTGTCCTCCATTTCTGAAGGGCAATGGCCTCCGGCTGCAACCGGCTATTTGATAGCTTTTAAAAATTCTCTGGCTCCATCGAAATGCTGTGCCGCATTTTCAACTATGGTCTTATCAATGTCGTAAACTTCTTTCCAGCCCTGCTGTTCTGTCTCCATGTACTGTCTGGCAGGCCATGGATGTGTGCCGCATAAATATCCTTTCTCCCAGTCATATATGGGTGGGAGCTTCACATCATAATAGTGAATGTATGCAAGGATATCTTCGTGCCTCCACTCTGCAAGAGGGCTGTATCTGGTGATTCCGGCTGAATTAGTGTAGATATTATCTTTTCCAACATAATTGCCGTCTGCCTTTCTGCGTCCGAGCAGGAGTATTTCCAACTGATGCTCTTTATAATATCGTGCCTGTCCCCTGTGCTGTACAATATGGAACCATTGTGCCGCCTTATTGCTTTTATCCGGGAACAGCATATCCGGATGCTTTTTCAGCCATTCCATATCCTGTCCGGTATTGATAACCTCAAGACCAGAAGGTTTATTCTGCTCTATCCATGCAATAAATGCCGGATATTCCAGATTGCACCTTACAAGGACGCTCTGATCAATGCCGGCTTTCTCGCATATCTCTCCAAGTACCAGGGAGTCTTTTCCCGCACTCCATGCATAGGCTGCCTTTTTCCCTTTGCATTTCTCTTTGATGTCTTTCACTGTCTTTTTCACAAGGGAATCCAGTTCTTTCTTTGACACCGTCTCTTCAATGTGATCAAGCGCATTCTTCCAATCTTCATTATTTCGAACGGATTGTTTTCTACCGAGCATAGCGTCTCTCCTTTCCGGAAGCGGCCAAGGCGATAAGTCCGCTCAACAGGACTGTCAGCAAGCTTCCCAGTGTTTTATATGGTCCACTATTCAAAACGCTGCCGTAGGCGAATACAGGAAGCCCTACAGCCAGTGCAGCAACCACACCTGTGATAATCCCTTTTGCATTCAGTCTTACCCCTTTCAGTGTCATGACTGTTGGAAGTAATGTTGACGCCCTCAGTGTGCCATAGAACAAAAACAGATGTGTCACTGTAATTCCCGGGATATTTGCAATCAGAATGCCAGTGATCAGAAGCACTGCCATTGCAGCTCTGGTCTTCCTGATGTCTTTTCCTCCTGCAATATCTGTCGTAAGCGAAGATACTGCGCACAGGTTGCTATCCACTGTAGACAGCAAACCGGAAACAATCATGAAAAGGAACGGCAATACTGCCCAGGACGGGAAAAAGTGGCGGATCAATTCAAAATTGATGATTCCAAGGTTCTGTGCCTGATATCCTGCACCGGCTCCCATAAATCCAAGAATTCCCATTGACAGTGGAACCACCGCAAAAAGAACTGCTCCAAGAAGAAACGCTCTTCCCAGCTTCTCTTTTTTTACTGCAAATGCCCTCTGCCAGAAGCTCTGATCTCCAAACGGCCCGGATAAAAGTCCTATCGTTGTCGGAAGCCCAAAGGCTAAGAAAATCTCTACTCCTTTTCCAGAAAAGAGCGTTGCACAGTCTCCTGATATACCACTCAGGCCCTGTATAATGCCCTGTGTTCCTGTATTTCTTACTCCGAATATTACAAATAGGCTACATGCAACAAGCATGAATACCATTTGAATAGCATCTGTAAGCATAGATGCTTTAATTCCAGAGAACAGAGAATAGGAAATTGCTATACAAGCGAGCAAAATAGTCATGGTTTTGAACGAAATTCCTGTTACTGCACTAAGAATCTGGCTTCCCGCAAGAAGCTGAACTCCTGTTGACAGAACAGACAGCCCGATCAGCTGAAAGAGGTAAACTCTTTTCACTCCATCGGATTTGTATTTTTCTTTCATGT